AAGAGAGGAAGGAGAATGCACGCGGCGCTGTTGGCCGATATTCAGGCGGCTATGGATCAGAATCCAATCGCCGTCGGTGAGTTCCAATCGCACCACGTCGGGCTTGTGAAAGCGCGCCATCAGATCATCGGCCCCAGTCGGGCAGTCAGCCGCCCGGATTCCTGTAACGTGAACTCCAGCAGCGGGAAGTGCCATGCGCCCTCTTTGTGCGTGGCCACGAACATCAACGGCCGCTGCGACAGCTTGTAGGCATCCTTCAACACCACGGTCCCCACGAGCGCATACGATCCCGTGGGCGTGCGGGTGACTTCGTAGCCGTTAATCGCGGCGGCGGTGAAGTAGTGCCACTTGATCTCACCCACGGTCCCCCGCAGCATCGGGGTTTACGCGGCCGCGCCGCGCGCCGTCAGCACGACGCCACCGTCTTCCAACGTCCACGGCCCCGCGCCCGTCCACGTGCCGCTGACCGTCACCGCGCCATCCACGGCGACTTCAATCGACATCGAGAGATTGGCGGGGCCGGTGAACTTCACGCCCGCATCCAGCGTGGACGGCACCAGCTCCAGCAGGACCGCGACATCGCCGAAGGCCGCATCAAACAGCACCTTCGATCCGACCGCTTCCCACCAGCCTCCGAGGGTGCCCTTCGCGTCCATCGTCCCCTGCAGATAGACCCTCGAGGTATCGAGAAATGCCGTCACGTCTACCTGCTCGCGCGAGAAATCGGCACTCCATTTGTTCAACGAGGCCACATGCACCGCCGTCGTGGTGCCGAGCGGGTCCATCAACACATCGCCTTTCGATCCGTGCCGCCGTAACGTTGCTGCCATATTTGCTCCCTTTACGCCCCGGTGGGGCACACCATCACCTGATACTGCCCGCCGTGGTGCTGCCAACGTGCGGCGGTATTCTGCGGATCGACTTCCGTATAGCGAATCGGCAGGACGCGCTCGATGTGCATGATCAAATAGCCGCCCGCCGTTGCATCCTGTAACCCGCGCTCGAGGAGTTCGTGAATGCGGAACGCCGCATCACTCGCCACGACCACACTGGACGACGCGACGACCGCCTTCGCCGTATACGTCACGCGGTCCCAGCCGTCCTCATTCGCCAGCGCATTCGCGTGTTCGCCCTCGCCCCGGCTGAGCAACCCAAACGCCGTCGCGGCGGGCGCGACATCCCATGCGAAGCCGTCCGGGAGCAACGTCTGCAACGTCAGATCATTCGCGAGCGTGGTGTAGATGAGCGTGTCGATTTCGCTGAGATCCCCGGGCATTTACGCATCCTCACCCGTCACCGTCACGCCCGCCGCGCGCACAATCCCCACGACCGCTTTGACATGCGCCGACCGCTCGCGATTCGTGATCGGCACGAACGTCGGGCGCGCCCGCTGGCGGTGCGTGCCGAATTCGTAATACATCGCGTGCGGGGCCGTGCTCTCCACGTCGTGTTCGGTCACCGCCTCGGAGTTGGCGCGGGCCTTCACGACAACGCCATCCTGCAACTGCCCCGTCACGCGGGGATACGCCCGCCGCACCTGCTCGCGCGCCCGCTCCGCCCCGGCCTTCGTGACGGGCCCCGCCGCCGCGCTGATCTCGCGCGGGAGTGCCACGAAGTCCTCGATGCCGCCGATCTCCAGTTTGTTCGCCATCTAGAGCTGCTCGTCCGCCGTGCATTCCAATGTCTCGTTCCGTTCCTCGGGATTGCGCACGCCCGTCACCGCAAAGATGCGCCCCTCAAACAGCACGCGCGTTTCGGTGTCCACGTCGCTGCGATAGCGCCCGGTGATCAGGTGCGTGGCCGTCGTCAGCACCGTGCCCGCGCCCACGCGCTCGAGGTCGCGCGCCGTCGCCGGGGTGATACGCACATCCCACTTCGCCGGGTCCAAGTCCGTCCAGCCTTCCGTGAACCCGCCTTCGCCATCGGGGACCGTGCTGGCCGCCTGCACCGTCACGACGTGCCGGAAGTCGCCAATCATGCGAGCGTCGGCACCCGACCCCATGCCGCGAGGAGACTCTTGATCGCGATCCACGCCTTTTCGAATTCGTCCGTGAAGGCGTCCCCGCGATGCTGATACAGGCACGCGGTCATGAGGAGCGTGGACCGTTTCACAGGCGGCGGCGCGCTGGTGGCGTCCCAGCTCGGATCATTCGTCGCGCCCAGATACGCGCGAATAATGCCATCCGCGTCAGTGACGGCGGCCTGAATCTCCACGTCATGTTCGGCGTCCCGAATCTTCAAGTGCGTTTTCGCCTCCGCGAGCGTGATTACTTCGGCCACGGCGATCCTTTGCGGTCGTCCTTGCCGCGCTTCACGGCCAGCGTCCAGTCCTTCGAGCCGTCGCCCGGGCGCGTCGTGGTGTCGGTGTCGCAGTGATAGACGGACCCGTTGACGGTCACCATATCGCCGCGCTCGTAGACCTTCTCCTCGAGGAACACGCCCCGGTAAATCGGGATCGGCGCGGTGAACGTCCGCTCCCCGGACTTCTCGCCTGCCGTCCAGCGGTGCGTGAAGGTGCGCTCGCCGTCGTAGTCCACCGTGTAGGAATCGAACCCCAGCCCATCGGCCCCAGCGGGTCCGGGCGGCCCGGGTTGCGTTGGGAGTGCCTCTAGGGTCGCCACACGTTCGCGCAGGGCGGCGATCACCTCGTCGGGCGTGGCTTTCCCCTCCAACGCTTTCAGGCGGGCCGTGACGGGCGCGAGCGCCGCCTTGATGACCGCCTCCACGACATCCGCCAGCGCCGGTGCATCAAACGGCATCCGCACACCCCGCCCAATCTTTCCGCCACAAGGCCACGGTCAAGGCCGTCAGGGCTTTCGTCTCGTCGGGCACCTCGTCGGCAGCGGGCAAGGCGGCCTGCTGCGCCGGTGGCGCGGGGTCCGGCTTCGCGAACGGCTCGTTCTGGTCCCGCTCGGCAAGGGCGGACAACGCGAAGTTCTGCTGCTGCATATACGGCGTGTCCCCGCCTTTGACCGAGCCCAACCCGAACCACTTCTTGCGGGCTTCGTTCGGGGCCATCGCCCCCGAGCCAATCGCATCGGCGGCGGCCTTCGTGCGGGTGCTCGTGTCCAGCCAGATCAGATCGTCAATGTCGAACTCGGTGCCGTAGGGGGTGCCGTCCAGCCCGAGCCCCTCATCGAGGACCGTCTCGGCCGAGGTCAACAGCGACTGGATGCACTGCGAGTGGTATTGCTGGAGCATCGCCTCCACGCTCGCGCCCGGAGGCGCGGCGATGCCGACCATATACGCGGGCACGTGATAGCAGGAACAGATCGTCTCGGCGGTCCATTTCAACTGCTCGATGAGTTGCGCATCCGCCGCGTTGACGGTGAGCGCCTGATATTTCAGGTCATTGCCCAACACCGCCACGCGGCCTGCGTTCGCGCCTTGGAATTGCGTTTCCCAGCGTTCTTTTAGGATGTTCGCCACGTCATCGGGGATTTCCCCGGGCGCGGTCAAGATGCCGCTCGGGCGTGCGCCCTGCTGGAAGAACTTCGTGCTGGTGTCCTGCATCGTCAGCCCGTGCAAGGCCGACAGGCCGCACGCATAGAGCGGGCTGACCCCGATCAGCGGGTGGAACAGCGGAATCATCATGTCGTGAATGATTTCGCTCGCCGGCACCGTGACCTGTCCTGTCACACTGCCGATGCCCGAGAGGTCATCCCGCCGCAGCTCGTAATAGACCGCCCCGTCCTGACTCACCATCGGGATCACGCGCGTCGGGTCGAGCACATAGAGCGCCTTCACCACGCCGCGCTGATCGCGTTCCTTCAGGACATACGTGTTGCCGTGGACGAGTTTCGAGGTCATCCACTGCTCGATGAACTTGACGATGGTCTGATACCGATTGGGCTTGCGGAGCACCGGCGAATACGCGGGGTTCGTCGTCTCGGTCCAGATGCCTTCGCTGTCCACCTGCACCAGATGCAGGCGCAACTTCGCCACGTCCGCCGCGATCAGGGTGACGCAGGAAAAGACGGCGAAATACGACAGCGCGATATCGCCGCTGATTTCCTGATTCTGCTGCCATGCGCCCATGAAAGGTTCGCGCACCCACGGATGCCAGCCGCCGCGCCCGCGAATTGGGGACAGCGCCGCCGCCTTGCGGGTGAGGCTCAATTCGAAATTGCCGATCCGTAATTGCATGGGAACAATGGATACGAGGCCCGCCTGCCGGGCCCCGTGTGGTTGTCGCGTTAGATCGGGTAGACCGCGCCCGTGAGGTAATACACGGCGTTGGTCGCCGCCCGCTTCCAGTTGATGAACCGTTCCGCCCGCAGCGCGACGAGGTTGTCTTGGAACATGTTGGTCCAGACGGTCGTGGCTGGGTCGGCTGGCGTCACCGGGGCATCGTTCATCTGCAACGTGGCCTCCCGCGAGACATCAATCGCCACCCCGCCATCATCCGCATAGAGGATGTATTCCGGCGCGAGCGCGATCACGTTTTGCCCGACGACGTTGGACGCAATGACCGTGAGGCCGTTTGCGCTCCCACCGTCCACACCCACGCCCGGATAGAGCGGCACCCCGAGCGCATTGGTCGCGAGGCCCATCGCATAGGCGTTCGTCTGGCTCATGATGATCGTGAGCTGTTTCAACGTCACGTTCTGGGTGGTGAAGTGGCCCACGATGAGCCCGAGGTCCTTCTTCGGATCATCCAGTGAGGCGGCGGTGGTGGCTCCGTTGGTAATCGACGCGGGAGAGGTCTGCGCGACTTCCGCGACGGTCGGATCGGTGAATTGCTGATCGAGGAATTGTGCGATACCCGCCACCATATCGCGCCTGACGATCTCTTCGGCGGGCGGGTTGGAGGTTTTCACCAACTCCTCGGTGAGCACGATGATCCCCGCTGCTTTCGCCATGCCGAGCGTGGCGGTGCCAAACGTCAGCTTGCCCACGGGCTTCGCTTTCGCCTGTCCCACCCACTTGTAGGTGCCGCCGCCCGTCTGAATCGGGACTTGCGTATTGAACGGCACTTTCGTCAAACCGGGTATCTTGCCGAGAATCGTCGCGGGCCGAGACATCTCGATAAATTCGCCCGTCAGTTGATTGATCTGCACGAGGGCTTGCGCCCATGCGGGGTCCAACGTGGAACCCGGGGCCACGGCGGCTTTCACGAGCAAGTCCACGTTGGGATCACGGTATTGCTTGGCCAGTTCGAACGCCCGGTAGGAATCGCCCTTGGCTTGCACGAGCGTCATGACGGAGCGGATGAAGGCTTGCCCCTTCGGCGCGTTGTCCTTCACGCTGACGACCATATGGCCGCCGCGCAGATCGCCCGCCGCCTTCGTGCCGTTGGCGTTCACGATGGGTGTCGCGGTGCTGGCTTGTGCTTTCTCCAGTTCGCGATAGCGCACAAGGTGGCCGTCGATGTTTTTGACTTCCAAGGAGAGGTCGTCATACTCCACCCGCGACTCGTCATCGAGCGTGGCTTCGGTGCCTGCGT